GCGTCCGTGGGACATCTTCTACCAGATCGACTTCCGTGCCCGGAAGCGCAACGACATCCAGGCCGCGATCCAGTGGTGGCTCTTCAACGTAGACCCGTTGCGCATGGTCGAGATCGACTTCTGTTACCCCTGGGGAAAGCAGTATGTCACGACCCAGTTCTCACAGATCGTTGACCAGACCATCTACGAGACCGAGGAGTCGCTGCGGTACTACCAGTACGTGATCCCATTCACTCTCGAAGCGTTCATGTTCGAGAGCTTCGAGCTGGCATCCGACATCCCGCTCCACTCGTCGGACCCGACAGCACCAACCACTCGTCAGCGTGTAGTGCACACGGTGGACGTGAACTTCCGGTTGTGTGGAACCGGCGAGCTGCTCTGGACCCAGCAGTTCGATCTACTCCCCGAGTACATCGAGACATACGCATCGGAGCCGTGCTGCCCATGACTCTCGACGACTTCTTTGAAAGGTTGGAGAAGGCATCCAAACAGGCTCTCGAAGAGACGGCCCGTGTTGAGCTGGGTGCCATCGCAGTACGATTTCGGGACGACCTGGAGAAGGCCGTTCGAGAGCAGCGTTACCCCATGCCTGATCTCTCCAAGGCGTGGCTCAACAAGAAGCGTCGGCACAACCTGGACCTGCGCAAGCTCATCGCCTCTGGCGAGTACCTGCGCGGGATCAAGGCGAGGCGGTTCGACAAGATGTCCTGGATCGTCGAGCCGTCAGACGCGCGGGTGAAGAAGTACAAGTTCCAGAAGAAGCAGCCGAAGATCACCTACAAGAAGCTGGCTGAGGTTCATGAGTACGGACTCAAGAACGAAGAAGGCAAGCAGGTGATCAAGCCGCGACCTCATTGGACGCCCACGATCGACAAGTACAAGAAGGATTCCCGGCGGTTGGGAAAAGAAGTCCAGGCGGCGTTTGCACGTCGCTTGAATCGAAGAATGCGACGCTTCTTTCAAGCGGCGTAGCAAATAGGTGATGGAGGACTGAACCATGGCAAGTGCATTCGTCTCGCCGGGTCTCTACGTCAGAGAGAACGACCTCTCCTTGTTCGTTCCGTCTCTGGCCGATACCCCGTTTGGTGCCGTGATCACGGCAAAGTGGGGGCCGGTCAACGAGGCAACCCTGATCACGTCGCAGGCCCAGCTCTTTGACACGTTCGGACCGCTCTCCGGAGCGACGAACTACAACGCGGCGGTAGCCAACTACCCGGACATGCCGGGCCTCTACGCTCTCGACCGCTACATGCGGCGCGGTCGTCGGGCCATCGTCGTGCGTGTCGGAAACGCCACCGGCAACGGAGCCCTGGCTCAAGCCACGGGTGTAATCCAGGGCGAGAGCACCATTCTGCCCCCGCCGTCGACCAACAACACGGTCCCGCTCGTTGCGGACCCAACTGTCGCGCTCGTCACGGTCACCGCAACTACGGGTGCCACGCTCGTCGCTGGGACGTACACGGTGGTCTACACCTACGTGAACGCCAACGGTGAGACGAAGCCTGCGGGTGCTGGCACGATCACTGGGCCAGCTCACCGGATCGCAACTGGCGTGGCTGGGCAGATCACAGTCACGCCACCGGCAACGGCCACGAACGCGACGAGCTACAACGTCTACATCGGCTTCGATTCCGACGAAGTGGCTGGTGACCCGTCGGGCAACGAGATCTTCCTGGAGAACAGGACGGACTTCGGCGGCTCGGATTTCACCATCGATGCTTTCCCAACTGAGCGGCGCTCGAACATCTACAACGTCACGGCTCGTCACAACGGGACGATGGGCAACAACATCCAGCTCCATGTCGGGCGGGGGTCCAACTGGACGCAGGTGCTGCACAGCAAGAAGCTGACGGTCTACCTGAAGTCGACGGTTTCCAACAAGCTCGTGCAGACGGAGACCTTCGATGGCCTGACTGCTGACGCAGCCGACACGGTCAACGACGTCCTCACCCGCATCACGGCCACGACCACGAACTACATCGACCTGGCACTGATCGGAGTGCCAGCCGATGATGGGTCGACTTCTGCTGGTACTCCTGGAGCACTCACCAGCACGGGGGCGGGTTCTGGTGGTTCTGGGTCGCTCGCGGCCGGTGACTACTACGTGACTCTCACGTACGAGGACTCAGGCGGTGAGTCGGATGGTGCGACTCCAGTTCAGATCACCTCGATCCCGGCCAACGGCTCGGCTGAGCTGAGCACGGAGTCCACGGTCCCGTCGGCTGCCGACTACGTCCACGCCTACATCAGTGACGTGGACGGTGCGACGGCTACGATGCGGCGTGCGGCGACGGCCACGAAGCCCACAGGTGGGTGGCCGTCCGGTGCCCAGGCTTTCGTTCTCAAGAACGTGGCTGACCAGCAGATCATGGCCGACAGCCTGACATCTGCGCCGTCCGTCCTCATGACCGGCGGCCTCGACGGCAACATCGACTACAACAGCCAGCTCGTCTCGGACGCCGATGTCTTCATCGGTACGGGCGCGACATCGGTCGATCCTGCGACCGGCCTCACCATCTTCCGGAACTCCGAGGGCATCCAGGTGAACCTCTTGGCTGTCCCAGGCGTGCACATCGACGCGGTCGTCATCGACCTGATCGATGTCTGCGAGGTCGCTCGCGGCGACTGCCTGGGTCTCATCGATCCGCCTCCAGCTCTCACGCCGGACCAGGTCGTGAAGTGGCACAACGGCGGGCTGGGTACGACCGGGTCTCCATCGGTCTCGCTCAACAGCTCATACGCGGCTCTCTACTGGCCGTACCTCCAGGTGCAGGACTCACTGAATGACCAGCGGCTCTATCTGCCGCCGTCGGGCTTCGCGGCCGAGGTCATCGCCTTCACCGACTTCATCTCGGACCCGTGGTTCGCTCCGGCCGGTCTCTCGCGTGGTCGCCTGACCAACGTGCTGAAGGCTCAGTACCTGCCGAACCAGGGGGATCGAGACGTCCTGTACTCGGGCAGCAACGCGATCAACCCGATCACCACGTTCTCGGCCCAGGGCATTGTGTTCTGGGGTCAGCGCACTCTCCAGCGCTCCCCGACCGCGCTCGACCGCATCAACGTCCGGCGCATGCTCATCACGGCCCGCAAGGCCATTCAGAACGCAGCCATCTCGCTGGTCTTCCAGCCGAACGACTCGACGATGTGGCGGCGCTTCATCAACACGGTCACGCCGATCCTCCAGACGATCAAGATGCGTCGTGGACTGGTGGACTTCAAGGTTCGGATGGACAGGTCGAACAACACCGACCAGGTAATCGAGCAGAACCAGGCCGTCGCCGACGTCTTCCTGAAGCCTACGAAGACGGCGGAGATCATCGTTGTGAACTTCATCGTCACCACGCAGGCGTCGACGTTCAACGAGACCACGACCACCGGCACGCTCTAGGCGGCTGAAGAAGCGGAAGGAGTAACGAAATGGCGATTTACACCAGGGCAGATCACCTCGCGACAGACGTCGACTACGAGCCACAGCGCCAGCACAACTGGGTGCTGGAGCTGAACCTCGACGGTGACGACGACTCGATCGCGTTGTCGATCGTGAACGGATTCCTGCCGACTCGGTACAACGACGAGCTGGCAATCCCGTACGGCAACGAAGTCGTGTACGCGGCCGGTAAGATGATGTGGGACCAGGGCGCAGTCACACTGCGTGACTGGGTCCGTCAGCGCACCGCAAAGCTGCTGCTCGACTGGCAGGTCGAGGTCGGTAACCCCACGACGGGGGCCATCGGCTTCGCGGCCTCGTACAAGAGGGACGCCTCGATCGTTCTGTTCCCGCCTGACACGGTGTCGGGTGAGGGAACCGAGACGGCCGGGGAGAAGGTCTGGACGCTCCACGGGGCATGGCCGATCCGGGTGAACCCGGCGGTCAACGGCCTCGACATGACCACTTCTGGTCAGGTCTTGATCGAGCTGTTGCTTCGCTTCGACAAGGCGACGGCGGCCGGTTCGTACCTGAACGTGAACTACAACCCAGCTCCGCGTCAGTCCGTCATCGCACCGGTCCTCTAGGATCGGAACGGGCTCAACTGAGCTGACCGGGTCGGGGTGAACACCGAAACGCCCCGACCCGGTCTAACCATGGAGGAGAGTAACCATGGACGATCGCGCAATTCTCGGTACCGAGGTGGAACTGCCATCGAGAGGACTTCTCTACGAAGGCAAGATCCCAGATGGGAAGGTGGTCGTAGGACCAATGACACTCAGGGAGGAGAAGGTCATCGCGTCAGCGGGTCCGAACTCGGGTGTCTCGATCATCGATACCTTGCTCCGCAACTGTGTGTTCGCGGACTCGCAGGGCAGCCCCATCGACATGAGCCCTGACGACTACCTCACGGGCGACCGCTTCTTCCTGGTCATGGCCATCCGAGCCGTCTCGTTCGGACAGAAGTACGAGTTCCGGATGAAGTGTGAGGGCTGCCGACGGACGTACGTCACGTCGGTCAACGTGCCAGACGACCTGGAGCCCATCTTCCTCGCCGAGGGCTTCGAGGTCGAGCTGCCCTTCTCCAAGGTGAAGCTCGGCCTGCGCCTCCTGCGCGGGGACGACGACAAGGAGATCACCCGCTGGTCCGAGCAGCAGTACAAGCGGACCAACGTCAAGGAGGACGGTGACCCCGCCTACGTCTACCGGATGGCGAAGACCATCGCCTGGGTGGACGTGCCAGAGAACACGAGCAGCCCGTTTTCTGGTCAACGGATCGAGAACACGAGCAAGAAGGCGACTCAGGACATCTCCTCCTTCCTGGAAGGCGGGATGCACGTTCGAGACACGACGGCCTACCGCGACGCGATGTCGGCC